GTTATGTGTACATTTGTAAACGGCGATCCTGCTCAAGGTTACTGGTTTGCCTGTATACCTCCTAAGTTTGCAAATCAAATGGTTCCGGCAATGGCTGGTACAACACAGGTTGAATTAACAGACGACGACAAGAAAAAATACAACACAAAAATGCCGCTGCCTACAGGCGAGTACAATAAAAAAGTTAATGCTAAAACAGAAAGCAGTGTCGATGTTGATAAACTAACAAAACCATTGCACCCAATCGCTGAAGCGTTTTTAAATGCAGGATTATTAGAAGATGATGTTCGTGGAATAACAACTACAACCAGTCGACGCGAAGTACCAAGTATGGTGTTTGGTATTAGCACTCCTGGTCCACTAGACCGAAGACCTAATGCTAAAAAAGGTTTTATTGGGAAAGTAAATGATCAGACAACTGTTCCTGTTCCGGTTAGTCGCTTAGGCGGCACAACTTTTGTAATGGATGACGGTGATGACCGATATCAACGAGTGAAACCGGCAAATCAAGGCGGAATGGAATATGTTGATATTACAGAACAAAAAGCTGGACAAACTAGTCAACCTGATATTCCTTACAATGAATACTTCCGTGTAAGAACACGCACTGGGCATCAAATATTAATGCACAACAGTGAGGATTTAATCTACATTGCTAATGCCAAAGGTACGGCCTGGATTGAATTAACAGCCAATGGAAAAATTGATATCTATGCTGGAGACAGTATCAGTATTCATACTGAAACTGATTTAAACATTCGAGCCGATAGAGACATCAATATTGAAGCTGGCCGTAATATCAATATGCGTACCGAAACAGGTCGCTGGCACGCTGAGGTTGCAACAAATTTAGAATTCTTAGTTAACTCTGAGACCAAGATCACCGTGGGTGAAAACTGTCAAATATTGGTTGGAAAAACTACAAAAATTTCTAGTAATACTAACTGTGAAATTAACAGCAACGGAGACAATCTGTTTAGTGCCGGCGGTAACACAAATATCGGTAGTGGTGGTAATCATATAGAATCAGCAGCTGATATCTTTATGAACAGCCAGGCAGCAACACCAGCATCTACTGCTGACTTCGTACAGCCGTTAAATCTTAGAGACAATCCATCAGTCACTACTCAAGTAGGATGGAATCCTAAAAAATATCAGGCCGGTGTTACACAGAGCATTATGAAACGTATGCCGATGCACGAGCCTTGGTTATTGCACGAAAATATGGCTCCGCAGTTATTAACACCAGACCAAACAGATAGGGAGCTATAATTATGGCCTTAACAAAAAAACTTTACAACACCAGGATCGTAGCAGCAAATAAAGCTTCAGTGGGTACAGAGGGGCAGAATACCTTTATCTATAAGGGATTTAACTCTAACGAAACTGGGAGAAATTATAAACTTACAGACATTGACCTTGTCAAGCAAGACTTGATGAATCATTTTTATATCCGTAAAGGTGAGAAATTAGAAAATCCAGAGTTTGGAACAGTTATCTGGGATATGCTTTTTGAACCATTTACAGAAGAAGTAAAAAAGATTATTGCTAAAGACGTAGAAGATATTGTTAACTATGACCCTCGCATTGCGGTGAACGCAGTCAATGTTGATACAACAGAACAGGGCATTAGAATACAAGCAGATCTAATATACATTCAATTTAATATCAATGAACGTATGACATTTGACTTCGACAAAGCGAATTCTATCATTAAGTAAGTGGTTAATTTTAAGTGGTAAATATGATATCAGGAATAAAAAATGACAACGACCAGCAGACAAAATAACCTTATTTTAAACCAAGATTGGACTAGGATCTATCAGACATTTAAAAATGCTGACTTTAAATCCTACGACTTTGAAAATCTTCGTCGGGTTATTATTACCTATCTAAGACAAAACTACCCAGAAGATTTCAACGATTACATTGAAAGCTCAGAGTATATGGCTTTGATTGACGCTGTGGCCTTCCTTGGACAGAGTCTAGCTTTTCGTGTTGATTTAGCCAGTCGTGAAAACTTTTTAGAATTAGCAGAACGCAAAGAAAGTGTACTGCGTATTGCTCGTATGTTGAGCTATAACGCCAAAAGAAACAAAGCAGCCAAAGGTCTTTTAAAATTCACATCAGTTACAACTACAGAATCTATCTTAGACGGTAACGGCAAAAATCTAGCCAACCAGATTATTCAATGGAATGATCCAACAAACAGCAATTGGCTAGAACAGTTTATTATTGTGTTAAATGCTTCTATGTCAGATAACACAGAATTTGGTCGTAGCCAAGGATCTGCAACGATTCAAGGTGTTCCGACAGAACAATATAGATTTAGAACCTTTTCAAACGATGTGCCTATCTACACATATAGTAAAACTGTATCTGGCAGAGGAATGGCATTTGAAGTTGTCAGTACTACATTTACCGGCGCTGAGAATTTTTACGAAGAAGCGCCAACACCGGCAAATCAATTAGGATTTGTTTATCGTAATGACGGTCGCGGCCCGGGAAGTCCTAACACCGGATTCTTCTTGATGTTTAAGCAAGGTAGTCTAGAGCTTGCAGATTTCAGCGTTGATACTCCTACAACTAACGAAACAATTTCAGTAGGCGCACAAAACATCAATAATGACGATGTATGGCTATTCAAGTTAAGTTCTATTGGCGCACAACTAAACCAATGGACACAGGTATCTAATCTAGTGGGTAATAATATTGCCTACAATAGCGTTAGTCAAAACATTAGAAATATCTTTTCCGTAGTAACAAAAGAAAACGATATGGTTGATCTTACGTTTGCCGACGGAGTATACGGCAATCTGCCTCAAGGCAATTTCCGCTTTTACTATAGAGTTAGTAACGGGCTAACATATTCTATCTATCCAAATGAAATGAAAGGTATTAATATTTCTGTACCTTACTACAATTCGCAAGGAATTCCACAGACAGTTACAATAGGTCTTGGGCTTCAACAGACAGTTTCATCTTCTGCGGCAACAGAAACAGTAGCCAGTATTAGAGCAAATGCCCCAGCTGTATATTATACACAAAATCGTATGATTACCGGAGAAGATTATAATCTTGCGCCATTAGGCAGCAGTCAAAATATTTTAAAAATTAAAGCAATTAACAGAACCAGTAGTGGTATATCAAGAAACTTTGAAATCATTGATGCCAGTGGAAAATATTCAAGTGTTAATGTATTTGCTGACGACGGATATATCTATAAATCATTTGTAGAAAAAACTCTGTCATTTAAAAATTATGGAAACAGATTAGAAATTCTTAACTTCCTTGCAACAGGCGGTGAGTCAACCTATAGTATTTTTGAAGATACAGATGTCTACAACTTTTACCTAACAAAATACGACAAAATTTATTTTACAGACAATGTTGAATGGTATCAAGTAACTACCGGTACAAATATTACCACAGGGTATTTTAGAAACTCTACAGATTTTAGTAAGCTAAAAGTTGGAGCATATTCTACAAACAGTTTAAAATATGTTACACCTGGCGCATTAGTTAAGTTTACAGCGCCTATCGGTAAGGCTTTTAGAAAAGGCAAACTAGTTGCAGCTAACTCTAGTGATCCTATGCAATCACCATATATCTGGACAGAAGTTGTCAAGGTGGTAGGAGATGGAACAAATGCTGGTCGAGGAGCGTTGCCTTCCGGACTAGGACCTGTTACTTTTAATACCCAGGTGCCAATTGGTGCAATCGCATCACGAATCGTTCCCAAATGGATCAGCAGTCTAACAACAGCATTATCTCAAGAAATTACAAATCAAATTTTTGAAGGATTAAATTTTGGTATTCGTTATGATATTGCATCATCGTCTTGGAAAATTATAACAACATCAAATATTGATTTAACAAGCCCGTTCAGTCTAGGTAAATCCGGCGATTCTTCCAATGGACATTTAGATGCTTCTTGGATCGTATCTTTTGTTAAGTTACCAGATCAGTATCAAATAAGAATTAGAACAATGGCCTATGTGTTTGGCAGTGTACAACAGAATAGATTCTATTTTGATAATACACAGCGATTATATAACGCACAAACAGGTAAAGTAGTTAAAGATCAGGTTAAGATATTAAACATCAACGCTGGTAAAGATTTAATAACATCACTAAAAAATGATATTGTTTTTGAAATCGACGATGCTATTAAATTCGACGACGGCTATCAAAGTACCAAAGAAATTAAGTTGGCATTCTTTGACAGCGACAACAATAATGCTATTGATAATCCGGATTCGTTTGAAGATGTTGTGGGCGAGGACGCACTACCAAGATTTTTATTCTTTGTCGAAACAACAGATAATTCAGGAACTAAATCTTACGATTTAATCGACAACAGCAATGATACAATTTTAGTAAGACAAACAGAAGCAACAATTAATCCAGCAGACTACGACAACGGTCAGTTAATATATTTTTACGACAGCCTAGAAGATCGTGTAAAGAAAGTTGATAGTGCATCGAACACTCTAGTATTACAGACTCAGTACACAGCAAATAGAGGAAGAGATAAATTAAAATTTCAATATCTACACAATGCCGCTAGCAATAGAAGAATAGATCCAAGCTCTAGTAATATTATCGATCTCTATATTTTAACTAGAGCATATGATACTGATTATCGAAACTGGTTGGCCGGAGCCATTCCAGTTGAGCCTGTGGGATTAGATCACGACGAATTACGTGATTCTTTTGGAGCTGGCCTGTCAGCAATTAAATCAATCAGTGATGAGTTAGCCTACCACTCTGTAAAATATAAAGTGTTATTTGGAGCCAAAGCAGATATCAAATTGCAGGCACAGTTTAAAATAGTTAAAAATCCTAACAAGTCTGTAAATGACAATGATATTAAAGTTAGAATTATTAATGCAATCAATGATTTCTTTGATGTTAATAACTGGGACTTTGGAGATAGATTTTATCTAAGCGAACTTACAACTTATATTTTAAATGTAACTGCTCCGGATATTAGCAACTTAGTAATTGTTCCAAGACAAACTACACAGGTATTTGGTAGTTTATTTGAAATTCAAAGTGCAGCTGATGAAATTTTTGTCAGCGGCGCAACTGTAGATGATGTTGAAATCGTAACAGCGATTACTGCTTCAGAAATTCGAGCTGTTACTAGCTCAGTCGTTAACACAACTGCGTGAGAACTATGGCAAAAATAACTTATCCACAAAGCCAATTACCAATAAGAAGAACAGTTGAATTACTGCCCTCAGTATTTCGTACTGGCGCTAATTCAAAATTTATGTCAGCGGTTGTTGACCCATTAGTACAACCAGGTGTATTACAAAAAACAGTTGGCTATATCGGTCGCAGATACGGAAAAACTTTTCAAGGTAAAGATGTTTATCTCGACTCTGATAACACGTTAAGAAGTAGATATCAGTTAGAACCTGGTGTGACTTATAAAATAAACAATAAAATAACAAATTTTTATGACTACATCGATTTTAAAAATCAATTAAAGTTTTTCGGTAACGATGACGATCGTGATGATGCGATCACAAGCCAACAACATTATTCTTGGAACCCGCCAATTGACTGGGACAAGTATGTTAACTTTAGAGAATATTATTGGGAACCAGACGGTCCGCCGTCTGTTGCAGTTCTTGGCCAAGCTGCTAAGATTACCAGTAGCTATAAAGAAAGATTAGGAATTGGATCTACTTTTATTTTTACACCAGATGGTGCAACAAATAATCCTCAGCTATTTTTGTTTAGAGGTCAAACTTATAAATATAATATTAATGCTCCAAATAATGGACTGGTAATCAGAACAAATTATGACACAGGCTCGCTACGGTATAATCCAAATCTTGGATATGAAATCGGTGCAGTAGTATTATTTGATGAAAAATTATGGAGAGCTAAATCTCAAATTCCTCCAGGTGACGGAAGTACAATTGATATTAATACAGATGACTGGCAACTAATAAGTCTTGCCGATCAAACCACTGTATTGGATTTTAATAAAGGTGTTACAAACAACGGAATTGAAAACGGCACAATAACCTTTAAAGTTCCCTTTGATGCGCCTGACGTTCTGTTTTACCAAAGCAAAACAGATCCAGATCGTTTTGGTCAATTTGTAATTGGTAACATCGATGAAAACACAAAATTAGATATTGACAAAGATATCATTGGTAAATCAGCATACACTAGCAGTAACGGTGTAGTGTTTACAAACGGCTTAATAGTTGAATTTAGAGGTACAGTTACTCCTAGCCAATATGCAGATAGCAATTGGTTAGTTGAAGGAGTTGGCACTGCAATTACCTTAACAAGATTCTCAGACCTAATTGTTCCTGTGCTTACTAAAGATGTGCCAGAAGTTTTATTTGACAATGAAGGATTTGACACACAACCTTTTGATGATGCAACTGCATATCCGTCACAGTTGGACTACATCACTATCACTAGAAATAGTAAAGACTCTAATCCGTGGAGTAGATATAATCGTTGGTTCCATAGATCTGTTTTAGATTATGCTCACGGACTTCGGGGAGTAAACTACACAGCCCCAGAAGATGCGAGGGCCAAACGACCGATTATTGAATTTAATCCTAATATTCAATTGTTCAATCACGGTGCAGTAGCTAAAAAAGTTGTTGATTATATCGACACATTTACCACTGATATATTTTCAAAGATCGAAGGCAGTACAGGATATAATATTGACGGCGAATTCTTATTTGAAGGCGCTCGTATATTAGTCGTTGCAGACACAGATTCGTTAGCAAACAACAGAATTTACAAAGTTCACTTTATTAAGTTTAATAATAATGTACAGATCAATCTTAAATTAGAAGAAGACGGTGAGTCTATGATTGACGAGTGTGTACTCATACGGCGCGGCATAAACAACGCTGGAACAATGTATCATTTCGATGGTTCTGCTTGGCTGCCTAGCCAACCAAAAACTAAAGTAAATCAGCCACCGTTGTTTGATGCCTATGATAGCACTGGAATTAGTTTTTCAGATCCTGAAACTTATCCGGTTAGTTCTTTCTTAGGTACTACACTAGTTGAATATAATCAAGGTACAAGTGGAGTAAATGATTCACAACTAGGATTTCCGTTAACATACCTAAACATCGATAATCTGGGAGATATTAAATTCAACTGGACTTGGGATTCAGACGTATTCTATCATACTCGTCCAGTCGATAACACAGCAGTAACAACATATATTTCTACAGGATTCTATAAAGAAAACTCAGATTATAAAAACGGTTGGATCTCGACTAATCTTGATTATATTCAACCTTTGCTTGATAGTGTGGTAATATCACAACCTACCAATGTTGTAACACTAACAACATTAGATTGGGAATCAGTAACTGATACTAGCAAATTAATAATTAATTTCTATCTCAACGGTATTCAAATAATCAATAATCCCTATATTCGAGATCGCGGAGTCTTTACATTCACAACGCCATTCTCAGAAAAAGATATAGTTTCTGTTAAAATAATTACAGACGTTAACCACGTAACTGGTTACTATGAAATTCCATCTGGATTAGAAAAGAATCCGTTAAATCACAAGTTAACATCGTTTACATTTGGTCAAGCTATTGATCACGTGGTATCCGCTTTGGAATTTGATAATAGATTTGAAGGAACGATTCCGGGTAAATCAAATCTTAGAGATTTAGTCGATTATCAAAATAATGCTAAACGTTTCTTAAAACATTCTGGTTCAACTCCGCTTGCGATAGCATTATTGTGCGATAAAGAAAATAACGTTATCAAATCCTTGCAGTATGCAAAACAACAATATACAGAATTTAAAAATAATTTTTTAACTAGATCAACAGAGCTTGATTACATTAGTTCAATTCCAGATTTTGTTGATGCTGTTATCCAAAGTCTAACCAGTACAAAGACCGTTGCATCACCGTTCGCCGATTCAGATATGATCGGAAGTGGAGCATATTCTACAGTTACCTATGACGTAGAAGACACTGGCATTAAAACATTTGCATTAAACAAAAAATTTAGTCTTGAAGAACTGAGCCGCTCAGCAGTCTATGTGTATATTAATGGACAGCAATTGATAGTTAATAAACAATATGAGTTTAATGCTACATTCGGATTCGTGACTATTAAAACCGATTTAGCTGAGGGCGACTACATCGAAATACGAGAGTACATCTCAACAGCTCATTGTTTTATTCCTTCTACTCCGACAAAATTAGGTCTGTATAAAAAATACACTCCGATGATCTTTGTAGACGATACCTATAGAGAACCAAAAACAGTAATACAAGGACACGATGGTAGCATAACTATTGCCTTTGGCGATTACAGAGATCAGTTATTGTTAGAATTAGAATACAGAATCTATAACAATATCAAGCAACAATACGACGAAGCAGTATTTGATATTGATAATATCCTTGGAGGATATTACGGAAACGCTTTATACAATAAGAGTCACTTAGACCCGATTGTAGAACAAGAATTCTTGCAATGGATTAGAAACACAAATATTGATTATACAAATAATAATTATTTTATTGATACTGAACCGTTCACATATACCTATAGTAATATGACTGATCCTCAAAGCAAGGTTAATTTGCCTGGCTATTGGAGAGGGGTTTACAAGTGGGCATTCGATACAGATCGTCCTCACCGTTGTCCTTGGGAAATGCTAGGCTTTAGCGAAAAGCCAGACTGGTGGGATACACAATACGGTGCAGCACCATACACCAGCGGAAACTTATTGCTTTGGGAAGATCTACGTGATGGAATTATACGTCACGGCGACCGTGCTGGTACCTATGATCGTTACAAGCGTCCGGGATTACTAGATTATATCCCTGTAGACATTGAGGGCCGCCTAGTTAATCCTTTAGACTCGGGCTTTGCTGGCAATTTTATATTAATTAATAACAGAGGCCCATTTAAATTAGGTGATATCGGTCCAGTTGAGTATGCCTGGAGATCAAGTTCAGAGTATCCGTTTTCTGTAGCCATTGCATTGTGTCTATTAAAACCATTTGAATTTATCACTGACAGTTTTGATAGATCTAGAATTAAAATTAATTTACTTGGCCAGACAGTTAGTAAAGATACAGGCACGTTTCTAACATTAGCTGATTTAGTAATTCCGTATCCATCTGTTGATTTATCTTCAGGGCTTGTGTGCTATCTTGTTAATTACACACAGTCAAAAGGAAAATCGTTAGACAGTCTAGAAACTAAAATTCAAAGCATAGATGTAAATCTAGCCACGAGACTCAGCGGGTTCGTTGACAAGGCTCAACAAAAATATCTTTTAGATAGTAAAAGCCCTAGGTCGGTATCTAGCAGCATTTATGTTCCTGCAGAAAACTACGATATTATATTCAACGTTAGTGCTCCAATCTCTACACTGGCGTATAGCGGAGTGATTGTTGAAAAGAATGAGACTGGTTGGCACATAACCGGGTACGATGATATTCATCCTTTCTTTTATTATTATGAAGCACAGCCGAGTCAAGGAGATCCTCTACTATCAATCGGTGGCCTTAGTGAGAACTTCGTTGACTGGCAACCGGGTAGAGAGTTTACAAATGGAATTATTGTAAAAAACAATAACGACTTTTATCGCTCGTTGAGTACACATACTGATTCAGATGACCGTGCATTACTAGATAAAACTGTCTGGAAGAAATTAGCAAAATTGCCGTTAGTCGGATCAGTTGACGCTTTTAAGAGAAGAAAATTTAATACCTTTGAAGTTAGTAAAATAGGTTACGGAACCAGTTTTACCACAATACAAGAAGTCGTAGATTTCTTATTAGGATATGAAGCATATCTTCAAGGTCAGGGATTTGTGTTTACCAACTACGATCCAGTTAACCAAGTATCTCAAGACTGGACAACCAGTTCTAAAGAATTTATGTTCTGGACGCGACATAATTGGGCAGTTGGTTCATTGATAACTCTAAGTCCGGCTGCAACTAAAATCAATATTGTGCGAACAGTAGGCGTTGCTGATAATTTATTAGATGGGTTCTACGACTACCAAGTACTTAAGAGTGACGGTAAGCCATTACAGCCACAGTTTATTAATGTTGATAGATCATTCCAAGAAGTAACAGTTGAAACAACTAACACTACAGAAGGTATATATTTTTTAAGATTATATTATGTTCTTAAAGAACACGTTGCTATCTTCGATGACCGCACAGTTTTTAATGATGTTATCTATGATAAGTCTACAGGATACAGACAGCAAAGAATTAAGTCTCAAGGTTTTAGAACGACTGACTGGTACGGTGATTACACTAGCCCTGGCTTCTTGTTTGACAACGTAGATATTGAATTCTGGGAACCGTTCACAGATTATAAATTAGGCGATATTGTAGCATATAAATCATATTATTGGACCAGTCTATCAAACCAAGAAGGACAAGAAACGTTTGATTATACCTATTGGTCAAAACTAGATAGTGTGCCTGAAAAACAATTAATATCAAACTTTGACTACAAAATTAATCAATTTGATGATTACTTTAATGTTGCATCGGAAGGCATCGGTAATACTCAGCGAGAATTAGCTCGACATACGATCGGGTATCAGGAAAGAACCTACCTGCAAGAACTTGCAGAAGACCCAGTGACCCAGTTCCAATTGTATCAAGGATTTATCCGAGAAAAAGGCACAAAGAATGCGATCTCAAAAGTATTTGATAAGCTAAGCCGTTATAACGGAAACAGCATCGAGTTACGAGAAGAATGGGCGTTTCAAGTTGGTCGATTGGGCGGAACAGAGCAGTTAAGAGAAATAGAAATTGAACTACAAAAGATCAATGTTAAAATTGATCCACAGCCAATCATCGCAACAATATCAGCCACTGATGTAACCACCAGCGACAAATATTACAGAGTTGCAAAGGCCGATTTTACAATTTCTCCGCTACCATATGTAACAGATATACATCCATTGACCTCGGAAGAGATGCCGAGCCAAGTTGCTGGCTACGTAAAAACCGATCAGATTGATTTTGCAGTGGCCACAGTTGACGACGTGGTAAAACTTAATATTGCATCAGTATTAGAAAACAATCATATTTGGATTACATTTAATATTCCTAGCTGGACTATCTGGAGATTAAATCAATCCCCAGTTTATGTAATTACAGATGTATCAAAAACCTCAACTACTGTAACTGTTACACTAAACAGAATACACAATTTGACTGTTGATACTGTAGTTGGTATTCGTGATGTTATCAACCTTACTGGTTTTTATAAAATTACAGCAGTAACTGATAATACGTTTAGTGTTACGGTAGCGGCATCGGCTCAGACACCAGTATTAGATCAAAGTACAATTTCTTCATTACATTTGTTTACCGTGGTAAGATTTACAGACTACGGCACGTTAGACCCAGAGGTGATAGCATTATTGCCAGCAGGTTCAAAATTATGGGTTGATGATAGCGGTGGTGGTGAGTGGGAAGTATTAAAGAAAAATAAACAGTACAAATCATCGAGCATAGTTGATTACGGTCTTACATCACCAATCCAAGCAGGAACAAAAGTTCTTTATAACGATACATTAAAGCAGACTATAGTAGGTATTCCGGGATCCGGATACGTTGTTGCTTATATTGAAATAGCAACAGCAACTCCTGGTGAAACCGCATTAAGTACCAAGCAAATTATAGCACCAGCTAGTGAATTTCTAAATGCTTCAATTGGATCATTTGGATCATCTATAGCAATTAGCCCAGATAATAAATGGATGATTGTAGGAGCTCCGCTGGCAAGTAATATTGCTAGTAACTATATGGGACCTTTCAATAGGATGACAACCTATTTCCCTGGGGAAGTGGTGTTGTATAACGGAGTACTATGGAAAGCTAAAACCGATATTAATACTGATGGAAGTACAAACGCTGCCTATGACCCGGATAACTGGGAACAGGCAGAAATTATTGAAGCATCTGTAAATTACAGAGGACCGGGATATCCTCAACAGGGTATGATTTCTATATATGAACGAGTTAACGATCAATGGGAAATCTCAGGAACGTATGCAAGTCCTAGACCTGCAATAGGTGAACAGTTTGGTTCAAATATTTCTATTGGAGTTAACGGCTCAACTTATTTCTTAGCTGTGTCAGCAGTCGGTTCTTTAGACGGAACCGGCAGAGTTTATCTGTATAACGGAATTGAAACTACTGTAGTTTCACCTGGCGGATATACCTCAACAATAACAACGTGGAAACATCACAATACACAAATATCATTACCTCAGCAACTGGCATTATTAGATGACGGATCAACTTTAGTACCAACACCGGCACCGGGCCAGTTAGTTGAAATGCTGAAAGAAAACGATCAGTTTGGCTACAGTGTTTCGATGAATCAAACTGGTTCGATATTAGCAGTAGGGTCACCGAATAGTGACGGACAGTTCTTTGTAAACTATAAAGGCATCTGGAGACCAACTGTTACCTACGTTGGCGGCGATGTTGTTCAACGCGACTCGTTGTATTACAGCCTAGGAGCAACAGTAATATCAAACACTAACGATGATCCATCTAATTCAGCAGCTTGGGCATCTATTGGTGATAGCACATTGCGTCGCAGCGGTAAAGTCTTTATCTATCATAGAAATATTTCTGATAATTATGATCTAGTTCAAACTATTGACGCCGCAACTCTTTCTTCAATTAGTGATATCAGCGATTCGACTGAAACAATTGACTCGGGAGATAAGTTTGGATTTGCGATTACATTAGACTATTCAGGAAGAACAATGGTTGTAACAAGCCCTATGGCTGACCTAAATCTTGAATACAGAGGATCTGCCTATGTGTTACAAACTGAATCAGTTACTTCGCCAATATTTAGATTGAAACAAAAATTAAAGAATTTTGAAAGTTATTATGATGAATATTTTGGTCAGAGTGTTGCTATCACAGCCAATAGCGAAACAATCGTTGTAGGTGCAAAAAATTCTCCAGGAAACACAACTGGTGATGCGGGAGCTGTTTATGTTTTTGAAAGAAAAACAATTCCATTAAAAGATCGTTATAATCTTACGATCGGCGGCGCTGACTATTACTTCCTTGCTGAAAAATTAACAGCAACGTTATCACCTTTTGAATCGTTTGGTGCAAGTGTTGACTGTCAGGGCTCTGCTATTGTAGTTGGTTCTCCAGATTACTTCTCTACCCTGGGCACCAACACTGGCAATGTTAGACTATTTAGAAAAGACTCGACGGTTAATTCCTGGGAAAAAATAACATATCAATTACCGGTAGTTGACATTGAAAAGATTAAAAGTATTGCGTTGTACGATAATGTTAGAGATTTAAAAATACAAGATCTAGATATTGTAGATCCAGCCAAACTTAAGATATTAAATGGAGCTGAACAAGAAATTGAATTTAAAACGCCATTTGATCCTGCAATTTATTCTGTAGGAACAGAAGCACAGACAGTAATACCAACTCAAGAATGGGATAAACCGTTTGTGGGTAAAATATGGTGGAACATTTCTACAGCCAAATGGTTATACTATGAGCAAGGCGACATTTCTTACAAGATTGGGAACTGGGGAGTACTAGCACCAGGCGCCAGCATCGATGTGTACGAATGGATTGAATCTCCATTACAACCGTCAGAGTGGGCTGCAATAGCAGATACCAATGACGGAGTTGCAAACGGAATTTCCGGTCAACCGTTATATCCAAATAATGATGTTTATTCTGTAAAAGTTTTATACAATCCTACAACTGGGTTGGCTACTAACACATTGTACTACTACTGGGTTAAAAATAAAACTATAACCCCGACAGGAGTCACAGGAAGAAAAATACCTGCATCAACGATCGCATCGTATATTTCTAACCCAGCAGCAGCTGGAACAGCATTTGTATCGATAATCGGATCGGACACGATGTTAGTTTATAATTTAAGATCAGTGATGGCGTCGGATACTGCGTTGCTGAACATACAATATCGTAAAGACAATAAATCACTAAATGCAATCCACAATGAGTATCAGCTAATAGTTGAAGGTGATCCGGAAGGCGTCCCTGCTAAAGCACTTGAAGAAAAATGGATTGACAGTCTAGTAGGCTATGATGCTGTTGGTAATCGTGTACCGGATCCCGGCCTGCCAGCTAAACAAAGATACGGAGTATCGTTTAGACCACGTCAAGGTATGTTCGTTGATAGAATTGCAGCATTAAAAATTGTTATACAAAATATCAACAATTATGTTCAATTAGTTCCTTATGTCGATATTGCAGATTTTACGTATTTGAAGTTAGTAGATCCAATTCCAAATAATCTATATAATCTATATGATATATCAATTGACACAGATAGAGAATTATTCACAGTTGGTACTGTACGTGTTAAACCAGCAACAGTTTCTGTTAACTTAGTCAATGGCGAAGTTGATACTATTGATATTATTGCTCCTGGTTTCGGTTATAAAGTTGCCCCTCCGATTGTTATCGATGGTGACGGAGTCGGCGCAACTGCTAAATGTACAATTGATAATCAAGGTAAAGTTGTGTCAGTTACGGTATTAACTAGAGGAAAAAAATATTCTGTAGCAAACGGTATTGTACGTAATTTCTCTGTACTAGTAGTTTCTGATAGTACAGCGAATGGCGATTGGGGAATTTATTCTTGGGATACTGTTAAACAGACATTCTATAGAAGTAAATCTCAAGCATATGATACAACTAAGTATTGGTCACCAGTTGATTGGTGGGCAAGCAAGTTTGACGAAGGCGATCTTGTGCCTATTCCGTATTACGGAGAAACTTCTCGTATTGTTAAAGAAATACAAGATATTTCTTTAGAACCTACAATCTATACTCAGGTAGGTGATCTAATTCGTATTAAAGAATATGCATCAGGCGGCTGGGCAGTATTTGTAAAAATTAACGAAGGTGGAACATTCTCTGAAAACTATCAATTAGTAGGACGTGAAAAAGGTACATTACAGATAAGCCAAGAATTTTATAGAACCTCTGTTGCCGGAACCGGCTACGATAATAATCGAGCCTATGATACAAACTTGTATGATGTAGAGAATGCAAAAGAATTAAGAAATATTCTAAAAGCTGTAAAAGAAAATGCTTATAATTTAGGCTTTGGCGAGCTATGGAGTAACTTATTCTTTATAAGCATACGTCAAGTACTAACTGAACAGAAATATGTTGATTGGTTCTTTAAAACCAGCTTCTTAAAAGCTATCCATAATGTTGGATCTTTTGAAGAGCGATTAAATTATAAAAATGATAACCTAGCAAGTTTCCAAGAATATGTAAATGAAGTTAAGCCGTATCGTACAACTATTCGTGAATATGTTAGCCGATATGACACTATAGAGCCGTTTGGCGGAGCAGTATCAGACTTTGATGTGCCCCCTGCATACTCACCAACAGAGGGACGAATCAATGCACTAGCATTGACCGACGAGAGGTTAAATTCCTATCCGTGGAAATGGTGGACTGATAATCATAAATTTTCTATTGTTAGTATACAAATTTCTTATTCAGGTAAAGAATATACATTACCGCCTACGGTATTAATTACCGGTGATGGTACTGGCGCAACAGCAAAAGCATATATTTCCAATGGCGAAGTTTCTGGAATACAGGTATTGACCTCTGGTGAAAATTATACAACTGCAACAGTTACACTAGTTGGTGGAAATGGAAACAGTTTAGAAATAGCCAAGGCAGTAGCTATTTTAGGTGACTCGAAATCTAGAACTTTTGGAATTACGATGAAGTTTGATCGAATTTCAAAAGAAGGCATCTACAGAGAGTTTTCCAAGGAGCAGATATTCACAGCACCCGGAGATTCTGCAGTATTTGAATTAAGTTATGCACCGACTAGAGATAAGAATAAGATTAAATTATTTAAAAACGGTCAAGTGGTTTACAAAGATGAATACACAGTAAGTCTTTATAAATCAAATACTGATTCTTATTCGCTGCTAAAAGGAAAAATAGTATTCGGTGAAGTACCAGCTACCGGCGATATCATTAGAGTTGTTTACGAAAAGAACGACGAGTTATTAGATAGCGTTAATAGAATACAGAAATATTATCTAACAAATTCTGATAATGCTGTTTCGGGACTTCCTGGAAAAGAATTATCACAGTTAATGACCGGATTTGATTTTGGTGGAGTTCAAGTACAAGGTACAACATTTGAAGTAACTGGCGGATGGGATGCTCTTCCTTGGTTTACAGACGGATGGGACAGTGTTGAGTCATCTTCGGACATCTATTATGTTTGTGACGGCAGTACAGTACAATATGTATTTGACACCGCACCAGCGGCCGGTGATATTATTAACATCTACATTAAGCGTAAAGGTACAACTGATGCTGTGCGAATTGACGACCCGTTGTTTACATCAATGTGGGACTCGTCGATGGCAACTAATCCAAATGCCGAAATGCCTACATTTGTTGGAGATGGATCCACTGTAGTCGTTGAATTAGGCCAATATATCAGTACAGAAGCAGACGACATCCTAATTTTTAGAACACTCGACAGTGACGGCTCAGTGTCAATTAACGATCCTAATATTTTAGATACTAAGTTAACGGGCGGAACATTGGCTTCTATGGCCGGTGCATATAGTACAGCATCTGGAATTGCAGCAGAAGATATCGTGATCGAAGGCGGCGAATTTGTTAGTCCAGATCAAGTTTCAGCAACTGAAGAAAATGTTCCAGGTCAGGTACTTGACAGTGTATCTATTAAGGTATTCCAAAGTTCTATTGACGGAGTCGCTCCAGTTAATTCTAGAACATTAATAAGTGATGGCGCAACAAACACATACGATATTGGTATTAAAGTGTTAGAATTTACTTCAGTTCTAGTATATAAAAATAAAACACGTATGCTACTTGGTACAGATTATAGTTTGTTCCTTAAAACCCAGAAATTAATTTTTAATACAATACCTTCTGCGGGCGACGTTATTGAAATTATTGCTATCGGAATTGGTGGCCACGCACTGTTGGATTATCAAGAATTTGTTGCCGACGGTGATACTAGCCTGTTCTTAACAAACGCCAATTTCTTAGATACATCATCTGTATTTGTTACCGTAAATGGTGTATATCAAAGTGTAGGATTTGTTGATAGTACCGGTGTAGTCGATGCAACTGGAAAAACACTAGTACAGTTTGGAACTAAACCAACAGTCAACGATCTAATCTTTATTTTAGCACTTGGTAATGATGCTGGTGCAGTACTTGATGGAAAAGGGGTTGTTAGAATTAATCAACAGATATTCATTTATGATGATAGTACTAGATCTTACAGTTTAGA